TATTTCGTAGAAGAATGTGGTGATAGCATTATCACCTTGGCTACTGTTAACATTAGCTGTATTACCTACAGAAACATCATAAGCCGGAACACCTGATATAATGCTACCGTTTAGATCAAGATTGCCACCTAACTGGGGTGATCCATCTGAAAGAACGTCAGCTATTTTCGCATCTATTTGAGTTTGGATTGAAGATGTTACTCCATTCACATACCCCAACTCTGTATCAGTTGTAGTTGCAACAGCTACCTTCTGAGATCCGTTGGATATTAATGCCCTTGAAGCTGTTAATGATTCAGTATCAATGGTAGAGGCAGATCCTGTTATAGTCGCCTGTTTTGCATCCAATTGTGTTTGAATGGCACTTGTTACTCCATTCACATAACCTAGTTCGGTATCGGTTGTTGTTGATACTGCAATCTTTTGTGAACCATTAGAAATAACTGCCCTACTAGCAGTTAAGGATTCTGTGTCAATTGTAGTTGCAGAGCCAGTAATTGTAGCTTGTTTCGCATCAAGCTGAGTTTGTAGTGCAGAGGTAATACCTGATACATAACCCATTTCAGTGGGAGTAACTCCACCTACATTATTACCATTCACATCAAGATTACCACCTAACTGCGGTGATGTATCTTCCAAAACATTTGCTAATTGAGTACCAGCCGCCAGAGTTACATCCGAGTCAGGCATCGTGACCGTGCGAGTCGTACCAGTTGAAATTCCAGATGCTTGAAATGCAATTTGCTTAGTTGCATCACTATTATCTTGAATCCTGAACGTGGCATCCGATGGAGTGCTTGATCCCGCTGATCCAGTATCACCAGTACGGAAGAAACTCACCGAACTAGCGTCTGTATTCGAGAATGACCCTGCACCTGTTATATACGAAACTGGAATTTTTGAATAAGTTGTGGCTGAAGTTACCGCCCCCGTAACGTTATAGATCGCAAAGATAGCAGGGTCAGCTTGTTGAACAACCTTGACCGTACCTCTAAGGGCTGTCGTAGTTGAGTCATCCCAACTATCAACCCATGAATTGATTGATGCAGAATTAGCATCCACATCATCCATATATAGAACGGTTGCCGAACTTAGTGTAGCGTGATTAAACCAAACCGTACCAACACCTTGATCGGAATCATCGGTGCTGGAATCAAATGTCATATCTAATCCAGCATCTGAACCTCTTGCACCTGTAGCACCAGTGGGTAGTCCAAAAGCAAAATCAAATGTTGCCGAACTAGAAGATCCAGAGTTGGAAACTGCTGCAGTAGCAGCCCCACCAACCCCAACAGTACTAGGTGTTACTGTTCCGACTGCAATCGTAGCCGCAGTACCCGTAGCTCCTGTGTCTCCAGTAACAACACCGAAAGTAAAGTCAAATGTAGCCGCACTAGATGAGCCAGAATTAGCTACTGCCGCTGTAGCATTACCACCCGCTCCAACATCACTAACAGAGGTTGATCCTACAGCTATGGTAGCGGCTGAACCTGTTTCACCCGTGGAACCTGTCTCGCCAGTAGAACCTGTAGGACCTGTAGGACCTGTCCCACCCGTATTTCCAGTAGCACCCTTATTTCCGGATCTTGCACAAATAACGAGAAGATCGTCAGAGGCAGATAAGGAACCATTGCTAGATACATGTGTTACAGGGACTTGAAGCCATCCTGTGTTATCTGTAACCGCACCCGTTATGGAATAAACCATAAAGGTAGCTGGAGTATCAGCTTTACGGATAGTTAGATATCCTTCATGAGTTGAATTTGTACCATCATCCCACGAAGCTATATAGTCTGAAATATCTGGATTACCACTATCAGCCGTAGTAGCATCAAATGCTATATTTGTAACTGAGGCGAGGGTGGCATTATCAAAGCGAATAGTACCTGTCCCAGGATCTGCCATCGTGGTTGAGGTAGCATAAGCATATTTGAATGCCCATCCAATAGATGAAGTTGCAGCACTACCAGCACTAGAAGATGCACTTGTAGCTGAAGCCGCAGCCGCCGTGGCACTGGTCGCAGCACTAGAAGCACTATTACTAGCCGCTGAAGCACTCTCCCCAGCCGTTGTAATATTAGGGGCTGAGGTAAATGTTTCGTCTTGTACTAGGGTTGTTTGAGTTCCTGCTGAGATAATTTTTGCCATTCACTTCCTTCTCCAAAGACAATATCATACACCTTTTCTATTCTATCAGAATATGTATGATGTGCAAGTACATGTTCCATACCTTGTTTAGCAATAAATTCCCTCTCCATTTCATTCTTTAAATAATATTGTGCTTTTTCTATGGCCTCGGTTGTATCACAATATGTAACAATGTGTTCTTCGTTTCGAAAAATTTTTGATAATGTGGGGACATTTTCACAAAGAACAAATGAGCCTGTAGCTGTAGCTTCAAACATCCTCATATTTATATCGTCATCAGCGGCTGTATTAATAACTACCCTAGACTGTCTATATATCTCCGCACACTCCTCAAACAGAGCAGTTCCAAAATAGAAATTAGGAAAAGCCTTGAATATATCGTGCAAGATTCGTGCCCTTTTCTCGAAAGTGACAAACCCAACAAATCCAACATCATATTTTTTAGGGCAAGAAGGTTGGTTAGGGTAGGCTTGTGGTTCGACTGCATGTGGAAGCCACACACTCTCCACCCCCTGTGCCTTAAATTCCTCCACCGCACGTTCTTGATTACAAAATACAAAATCAAATTCCCTAGCCTTATTTAATCTATAATCAAAACCTAGGTGAGTATCGGAGGTAACATAGACTGAGGGGTGGAGATTATGAACATTGATTGGTGTATAGGGGAGCATCTCTGTCAAGGCATCTTCTCCCCAATCTACCCACAAATATAAATCAAAGTGTTCATCAGGTGGTGGGTGTTGGGAGGAGAGATGTACAACCTCCCACCCCTTATTTTTCATAGCATTGGTCCAGTATAGTGGAGGACCATCATTTCTCCCTAACCTAGTTTCATAGAATGTGCAAACCCTCATTTGTCACTCCTTTCATACGTTGTTAAAATATTTTCCACTTCTAATTTTTTAATCGTTTGAGCGTCATCTAACTTAGGTCTAACCCTGCACTCCCAAAACTTCATGAACCCATGCTTCTTTATGAGTTGTTGATTGGTGAGGCGAGTATTTTCGTCACTATTCCACCCACCTGGTTTATCAGGTCCGCCGTGAACTTTTTCTCCAGTCTGGAAACCATGATGATATATAAAGATCGTGGGGAGATGGAGGAGATTATAGCCTTGATTTCTAGCTCGGATAGATAATTCAAGATCATCACCATGATAGAAAGCATCATCTATCCCACCAATCTTATCCAAGATCTCCCTATTATATAGGACACAAAACCCAATTAAGAAGGGTACATATTGTGCCCAAACACTACATCCAGACCAGATATTTTGGGACCCCATGACACAGTTAGAGGAGGGACCTACTGCAGCACAATTTTCATGTACCGACAGTACCCTAACCATGTCACGGAGCCATTTGTGTGAACTTAAAGGTACATATATATCATCATTAGCAAAAAGGACATACTTTGAATTTGAATGTTCTAGGCCATATTTAAGCCCCCCTGTCCATCCTAGGTTTGTTGGGGGAGTTACGACCTTAATCCCATCTTCTTCCAGCATATCATGGAGAGGAGCTTTTCCATTATTGACAATGATGAATTTCATGGAATAATTATTCCTAGTCATCCTCATTGACCCAATACATTGCCTTAATTGTCTTAAATTGTCAAAGGTGGGGATTATTATATCAACCCACTCATCCTGCAGTTTTGTTGTATTTGTCAAGATCCCCCCTCTCTTCTCTCATTTCGTTAACATCACTCTCTGCTTCATAAACTGCTTCTGTTATTACTTTGGGATAACCCAAATGCCCTAGTTTACAGGCCGTATCCATATATACTCCAAACCCATTCTCTCCAGCCTTGTGACAAAACCATATATCCTCTCCCGCACCCGTTGTAGACATGAAATAAGGCTTAGCCATGGATTTTAAGACCTTGGTCTTGATTAGGACAGCCCCAAACCCAACTGCATCACACTTAACCAATTTGTCCTTAGGATAATTTGGAACAACATGATTAACATAAAAATGTTCTTGTCTCATGTTATCCCACCCCTTTTCTAAATTATATATTACAGGCTTGTGGGGGGCAGATCTTGAAAAGGCAAGGGGTGCAATAATATCAACATCATGCTTGACTAATTGTTCAAATAGGTCTAGGGGAGTGAGCATGTCATCATCAACCATAAATAAATAGTCAAAACCCTCATCCCTAGCATGCTCTGCAAGGTGTTCCCTAGCAAGCGGGGTTAAGACTTGACCAACTGAGGCTATGGAAAATTGATACTCAACACCATCAGGTATGTCAAATTTAGTCCCTCCATACTCCCTGTGTCCAAAGTGAGACAGAGTTTGTAGGTTTCCCAAATGGAAACACATTTCGAGTCTGTTGTCATAAGCCTGACATTCAGTATGTCCTTCATTGGGGATGCCAAAAAGGACTTTGATTATTTTGTTAGTAGAGGGAGAGTGCATTTTTCACCTCCCACCACCACAATTTTAAATGTTCCGGGATTGTTAAATTGACTGCAGGTTTAAGCGTGTGCGAGTGGTGTTCTTGAATATACCACGGATTGACTAGGACTAAGGCACAGGACCAACACCTCAATATCCTTTTATAAGGTTTTACTTTCATCTCTCCCTCCGAAGATATAGCCCCCTCCAATTAAAGAGGGGGCTATTTTGATTAGATAGCTCGAACGAATCCTTTCGCCCAAGCTAAGCCAGAAACACCTACCGTATCCCACTGTTGAACATACTTCCAACCGTAAGTTGACATAGCCTGTCCTGTAGGATGATGGGATGTAAACAACCCACCCGCTAGGTTCAAAGGACGATCACCATCAAAAATACCACAAGTGACACTCGTACCTTCATTAGACATCATGATGGAATCTACATAACCCCAATTCTGGACAAGACCATAGTCATTATCCGCAATATCTTGAGATGCGATCCCAGCGAAGTTGGAGAAATCACCTGCAGTAGCACTCGTCTTAACACACTGAATACCATCTGTAGATACTACCTCCCCAACAACACCACCTACATAACGAACACCAACACCAGTCGTCATAACATCACCATTAACATTATGTACGACAGTGAAAACCTTGTCAGCATCCTTCCTATTAACCTGATGTGAAAACATATTTTAATTCTCCTTAATTATGCAGTAATACCTTGCAATACACCAAGACGTCTGCGGTTATTGATAACAGTATTACCCTGGAATAGGATAAGTGCCGTAGAAACGTCTTGTCCAATAGGAGTCTGGAATCCAGGCTCAGCCATCTTCATATCAGCCTCGCTATGCACAACCCATTTCATATAACGCCTATTCAAAAAGTACATGTAACCAGATGTGGCATCCCTATCAAAGACTATAGGGCGATTTTTAAAGACTAGGTTTTCAAACCCAACATCACCAACCTTAGAGTCAGTATATCTACGTTGAGCAGTAAGTGTGTCTTCAAAACTCTCATAGACGGATTGGGTGGTCATAATCATGTCTGGACCAATGTTACCAATAGTCAAGTCATTAACCATAGTTCTCATCTTATCATAACCATTGGTTGCAAAAGAACCTACACCACTCACAACATTAGCTTTCCACCAAGAATAAGTAGCCGGAGCCAATCCACCTACCGTAGTCGTAGCAGAGATCAGGGTATCAAGACCATCAATATTCTTGGAATTATTACCCGTACCATCTTTATACGCATCCTGATTAAGACGTTCTTGCAGGGTCATTTCTGCCTGAGTAGTCTTAGCCTGAAGGAGGTTAATTAGAGCATGGCGGCCCTTATTATTCCGTTTCTGAATTCCTTCAATACCAATAGAGACTGAGTATTGTGCCCAGTCAAAAGAGGCATTTGTCATTCCATCTTGCAGAGTCGTGTCAAGCATTTCAGAGCCTGAGTAGGAATCTACCGTGGAGTTAGTACCATACATGAGTGGCTCAACAATTCTCTCCCCACCTGTCAGTACTTTCTTAATTTGTCCATCTGGACCTTTTCCCGCCAATGCCTTACCCAACTTACCATTTAGATAAGAGAGGAGAGGAACATCGTCAAAGATATTGTCATGTAAAGTTCGTCCATATTCTGCCAAAGTCGTTGTTAGAAAGGCATCAATTGAACGTGTTTCAGATCTTGCTGGCATTTTTTAACTCCTTATATCCCCATTCTCTTAGCTGCTCTAGTAGCCGCCTCGAACATGTCCTTGGGTTTAGACCCTTTAGGACTAGATGAGGAAGTGGTTCTTGGTTTAGATACAGACCTTTGTCTCTTCTCCTTAACCTGTTCTTGGTAGGTTTCACCCATAAATTCGTCAAACCTGCCCTCAGTCCTGAGAGCTTTGAAGAAAAGATCCTCCATATCATCAAAACTTGGATTAATTAGTACGTTCCTAGGAAGGGACTCACTCACCTTCTTCATTGCGTCCAATGAATCAGCCCACCTATCTCCATACTTATCATCCATTTGCCCCATCAACTTCTCAACCCTGTCTACACGGTGAGAGTCAACAATCGGATCAATCTCGCTTGTTTGGTATGATTGGAGAGACTTGTCCACGATAGACTGAGCTATCTTTTCAACCATCTCCACAGCCTTCTTACCTTCATCATCCATCTCATTGACGTTGACTCCGGCAATTTCCTGCTGTTGCACTCTTTTTATTGCTTCGGATATTTCTGGGTTGGAGGTGGCGTATTGTATCATTTCCGCCATCTTATCCACTCCACCATATTGAGAACTCTGCCTCTCCATGGATTCTAGACGTTCCTCTAGCTCCCGTGCATGTGTGGTTGATTGTGTATAGGCTCTCTGTATCTCCTTATACGATTTTGAATCCTCTGAGAACTCCTCTTCTGACGATTCCTGGTTCTCATCAGGCTCTTCGTCTACTTCTCCATCTAGAGATTGTCCTTCATCTTCCTCGGAACCAAAAAGATCATCTCCCTCGTCAAAGATATCTTCAGCTTCCCCTTGGTCAATTGCGGTTTCTCCTGTCATAATAAAACTCCTCTATTAAATTTAATTACTTGATCTCTGCTCCTTAAACCTTTTCGCTTTCTCTATTATTCTTTTTGGAAACTCAGACTTATTTCTAGTGTTGAGGCGAGCTGTCATCGTATTTGACGGTTTTAGTTTTAGCGGCAATTTTGTGCTGGCCCCCCGTATGCGAGCTTGATACATGGCTTCTGCTCGCTCTTTTTCCTCTTGAGTCTGTGCTATAAGATTTTTATCTGCCTTCTTTTTTGCAGGCGATATACTCTCCTGTTTACGCTGCTCAACCTGTTTCTTAGCCTTATCTGCAATTCCAAATATATCAATCATACCGAGAAATTTATCTAAGGTTGATTTTGGTTTTGATTGTTTTGGTGGCATTATTTAAATCTCCTCATATCCTCGCTCCTTCATTAATGTTTGTCTATGTCCGGGACCTGTAACCATGGCCTCTAGACCTTCATCATATTGCTCCATAAATACATTAGGTCTGGAGTTTATAGTAATTAGGGTATGAGCAGGCCCCATACAACTGGAGCATCTCACAGTATCCTTGTCAACCAATGTAACATACTCCTCCCACTCCTTTCCACACCTATCACACTCATAATCATACAAGGGCATATCTAGTTCCCCTCTTTAGATTTCTGCCTATCACCAGCAGCCTTCATTAATATATCCATGACCTTAACCTCCCTATCAACTCCTTTATCCGCAGACGCCATCGAACTCTTCTCACTATCCACATTACCTTTAATCCTTGCCACCTCCACATCAGTTTGTGTTTTAAGCTGGGTTTTTTGCAGGTCAGTTTGGGTTTTAAGCCTAGGTTCTGCAAGAGCGGCCTCCATTTGTGCTTGTTGTGCTTGTTGTTGTTCCTGTTGAACTTCTTGCGGATCTCTCATCAATCTTGAAATATAGGAACCAAAACCACCCCACTCCAAAGCCAACTTAGTAACCTCTGTCTTGTCGATTAGGGGATTGGCTTGGGCGAATTGAACCAAGGCTCCCGCCTTTTGCATCCTCTCCTGTTCGTTGGTGGGTTGCGTAGATCCCACCTCAATCCCGAACGTATATTCCCCACTTATCATTTCCCTATCCACAGCCATGAAGGGGAATTTCTTCCCCCGTATGGCTTGGGGAGTATCTTGGGAGATTGACTGGGCTTGGTCTTGGGTTACGGGGATTTCAGAATCTACAGGCAAGGTTTGTTGGGCTATCTTTAACATTTTTTTAATTACATTAGAGAGGAACCTTTCCACAATCATAGATCGTTCCGCCCGCCTTGACGAAATGCCCTGATTAATTAATTGACCTTCTTGAGCTGTTTGAAGTTTTTCCGCCCCACCTGCTTCAAACTGGGCAATACCCACCTGTCTCATTATATCTTGTTTAATAAGACCTACAGTCTGGTACATGTCTTGTGATATTGTTGCATCCTTAACTACAGCAATAGCTGTGTTGGGATCACCCTTTGTTCTTATAGCAGAGCCAGAAGGACCATGTGCCCACTTCTCCACCTCATCAGGCTTCACCCTCTTATCGTCATAGGCATATTTCCTATCAGATATCCGCCCCACATGATCTACCATCTTAGACTCAAACCTATTTAGAAAGTCTTGTTTGGCTTGGTATATGGCTGTGTCTGCTACAGGGTATGTTTCGTCTGGGTTGTAATTGAACCAAACCGATTCCAGGGGATAGGAATTACCATAGTCTAAGGGCCATGGTGTGTCTCTCAAAAATTTCTCATGACCCTCAACAAAAACAATAAGTCTTTGGTTCTTTTTATCCCAAATATCCCAACCCTCTACCCTACCAAAGCTCTCACTCCCTTCCCTAACCAAGTCTCTAGGATTACCCCCCATCCTTGTATCGACCTTACTAAATTTCGATGTGTCCTCTCGTATATCAACATTGACTTGAATATTCCTTGTATTTTTTAGGGTAGGATCGTCTTGAAGTTCTTTAACAGTCTTCTGCCATTTTATGGCAATCCAATCATCATGGTCTATATTATGGTCTTTGGAACTGGGATCTCGAAGTACGTCAAGAGGGGAGACTCTCTGTACAAAAATAGACTCCTCCTCAATTCTATCAAGGAATGTGCCCGGACTTATCTCATCTTGCAGGACTTCAAGATCATATCCCACCATGATATAACCAACAGGACAGATGAGGGCATCAATTATGGCCTTATCAGTCTCTCCCTTAACATTAAGCTCTTCAAACAAGAATTGAGACAATATTTCGACCCGTTGGACCAAAATTGAACTATCCACGGGCTGTCCTTGGTAGAAAAATTGAGATTTTCGAGGCTTTGCGAAGATTTTGGGACGATTTTGGGCTATGGAGGGCTTGATTGTTTGTACGGCTGTAAAGACCATATTATCAACAATCTCATTATTATACATTTCCCTCGAATCTTCCGCCATATGAGTCCACTGACTTCCCTTGTAATAATTACGGAATAGTTTAGTGGGCTTTTCCATAACCTTCTCATGTTCTTCCCTTGCATGAGAGATTTTGGCTTTCCAATCGTCTATGTTTTCTTTAGGCATTATTTATCCTTGACTTTACTTCTACGGTTAAATTTCGACTTAATACTCTTAGAAACGACCCTACCTACAGTCTGACTAATCCTAGCCTGCTCAGCAGCTTCTTGCATAGTCATCAACCCTGACTTAACTTTAGGTTTGATATTTTGAAATTGATTCTCTTTTTTAATTATCGCTCTTCGCTCCGCATTCTCCTGATGTTTTAAAGAGCCTTGCTTAGGAATCTTCTTAACACTCCTTATCTTATCTGCAAAGGTAAGAGCTGCTTTAAAAGCCTTCTGTGCTAATGTTAATTTAGACATTTACCATATATCCTTTTTTAGTATTAGATCTAGTCTGTTGTCTGAAATAATTAAATGAACCAACGGGTGCGATATCCTCCCTTTTTAGATCATAAGGACTTGGCCTAGACATAACTCCATATCTCAATGCATCACACGCATGATCGTTTAATTTCCTAGCTTCTTCTTTAGGGTTAGAGTTCCTCTCCTTTATTTTCTTCCACACATACTCAGGGATTTCAGACAAAAGACTAACACACCGGGCTGAGATGAAGAGTCTTGGCGAACCCTGTTTCCCTGTTATTGGATGTATGTGATCAGGATCGACCCGAAGATACTCTCCAACCCTATTCCAGCCTGCAGCCTTATCATTCTGTGCCTTTTCTAAATATATATCATACTCATCATATTCATCCCACACACTCCACGCTCTCCCCTCCTTCTCCCTATTTTTTCCCCACATGGAAGGGTCAGCAAGGATATAATCGAAGGAAGTTACGTCAAATCTGGACATAATGTTGTAACAATGTGATGAAACTAGCCCTTTTTGGTAATATTCATCATACACAAAGATATTATCATCGTTATCTACATAAAATGCAAGAAAACATGTTGGATTTGTTTGTCCATGGTCGATGGCGGCGAATTGTCTATAAGTTCCTTTAGGTGGTGGGGGGATTTCTAGGTCTGAGCTTAGGTTGGGGAAGACATGGGTGGAATGGTCAAAATCGGGCCACACCTGCCCTTCAACTGCATCCCAACTCCCCTCCACATACCTACGCACCCACGACTCCGGGTTATCACGCTTCAAATCATCAAGGTATCCTGGGGGCAAATATTGGTTGTCCTTCAGGAGGGATTGAACGAATAGATGTTCGTCCAGAGGGTTACCAAGCTGAGTAGGGACAACGAAGGTCTGTTTCAACCAGCCTGGTTCGGGATTTGAGGCGTATAGACCAAAGAATCGTGGGTACTTACCTGTAGGTAATTTCCACCTTATCCTAGCCTTCAACATATTTATAACATCTTCATTACATTCACTAGCCTCATCCACACAATAAAACCCTATTTCGAGGGATTTAATTCGTTCATCTGCATCAGGGCCTGAAAGTCCCCCATATAATATCTTAGATCCATTGATAAGATCTATTTCCTTCTTAGTCTGGTTCCAACCTTGCTTGGCTATCAATTTTTGGCCTGAAATTTCTTCAATTTCAGCGACTAGAGCTAGGAGAGTTATGAGGGTTGTTTTTCGAAACGCCTCACTCTCATTCCTGCCCATAAATCCCCTATTACCGGGGAATAACATGGAGAGTCTTATGGCCTCGGCACATAATGCCCTAGATTTCCCCCCTCCAACCCCACCACCAAATAATTTATATTTTTCGGGAGCATCCCTAAACAAGACTTGTTTGGGTGTAGGGCCTTCCTTGCCATAAAATAGATCTATCTCACTCATATTTAATTTTTTTCTAGTGACGAATTAGCTTTCTGTAACCTACGAACTTTTGGAACAACTTTCTTCTTTCCTCCTAATCTATCAATTTCTTTTTTCAAAGATTTAGCCATATACCTAACATCTTTTCGTTTTTTATTAGCCATTTCTTGTAAACCTGTTTTAGATAGAGGAGATATATCGTGTTTAACCTTTGCAGTATCTTCGAATAGTTTTATATCTTGAGTATATTTTTTCCCAGCTTTTACTTTTGACGTAAAAGTTTCTATATCTTTCATGCTTGGATCAGTTAAATGTGGTTTAAGTGGTGGTTTTTTATAAAGCAGAAAATCCTTAGACTCACTCCCACGATCCTCAAACCTTTTCAAAGCAGCATCTACATATTTTTTAGCTCTAGAAAATTTACCCATGAAATTTATTCCCCTTCTTCCTGTTCTCTTCTTTAGTCAAGTATTGTAAATTACAAGGCACATGAAGC